CTGGCGACGCCCTCCCTTTCACAATGCGAACACGCGAGACAATAAACCAAAACAATGTAGTTGCGGGTCAGTTCCTAAAGGACTACCACGCCGGCGTTTACGTCGGTGATGTTGGCCCTTCATCTGGGATTACCCAGTTGTATGACATCGAGTATCTCCAGGATCTCCCGCAAGGGAGAGGCTGGAAACCTTGTGTTCATACTAGAGAGGAACATACTGCAACTACAGGCCCAGATTCCTATACAAATCTAGGAAACGGCATACGCCGCGACCTAGTAGGAAATAACGCCTATTGGTACAACTGGGGACACGGTCCGTATCGTAGTAACTACGATGCGTATACCGAGTCATTCCCAGTTTCAGCCAGCGATCAGATATCTGATTGCCTCGACCGGTTCTACTCTGGCGAGAATGCTGTTGAAGGCATTCTCAACATTGTAGAAGCTCCACAGTTGATGGGTATTCTCAGTTCGATTAAGGGTTTCCTTAGTCGTGACCGAGATTGGCCCATCGGAGCAGTTACCAAAGGGTATCTAACCTGGTCGTTCGGGCTCGCGCCTCTGTTATCGGACCTGCGTAGAGCATCTAATATTATTCGGAACTATCGTTCCGAACTTAAAAGATACCTACGCGGTGCCGGTAAACCTAGTGTGGTACGCACTTCTTGCTTCGGCGAGTTGTCGCATGCCATTCCAGAGGGTAGCAACATATCGGGTACATTCATGCACATCCAGCACGCCATGGGGCGCCCCGTTAGGACAGTGTCCATTCGGGGACTCCGTAAGCATGCGTATAGAAGCTCAGTGTTTCAAAACCTGGACTTCTTGATGGCACGAATGGGAGGTAAGGGACCAGCCAGCTTCGCGTGGGAACGGATTCCGTTCTCATTCGTTGTTGATTGGTTCCTAGACCTACGTCAAGTCTGCAATGGTTTGGATAACCTCCTTACGGGGGAATCCAAGCGCGTGCAGGCCTGTATGGTGACTACAAAGTGGGAAGCTAGAGCTGCCTTTGTTCATCTGAACTCTGGCAACTACGTAGACCACTTGTATCACAACAAACCGGTATGCGGTTCCTATGTGAAGCATTATCGCCGTGAAATCCCTGTGTCCTATCCCGGATGGGTAGGGCTCTCGGGTCGTTTCGGAAAGAAGCAGCTCGCCCTTACGGGTGCTCTGCTCTACGAATTATTCGTAGCGAAACGCGTCAGATAAACCAGATACAACAGGGGTATTAACGCCCTATCATACCATGGATAATAACCTGACGATCAGCACGCTGACCTTCGCCCTCACCAGTAATGGTAAGGAAGGGTCAGTCCGTCGTGAAGTCTCGCGAGGTGCGAACCTCCCGGAAGTCATGACGGTGCGACACCAAGACTATGTGGATTCTGCGACGAAAATCGCTGGAACCCGCAGTGTCTTGCGTTTCGATCGGCATATCGCGCTCAGCGGAGGGCTCATTGCCCCCGTCTCGGCGTACCTCGTGGTTGCGGCCCCGAAAGACGTTAACGTCGCTAGCTCTGACATCCTTGCGGTTGTCGAGCGTGTGGCGCAAGTCATCCAGGAAGACGACCTCGGCCTTGATCTGGCCGATGAAGTTTTCGTGGGTAAGCAGCAGTAATACTGATGCTCACTAAGGGACCACGCACTATATAGTGCGTAAACCAACTGAACCAGGTAACGATATAGGTCAGGAATAACATGCAAATCATAAGACAAGCATATCATCGCCTGCTAATCGACGTGTCGAATCGTTCGGGAGTGTCACTTGACGCCCCTGAGCACATTGACATGGATTGGATCCTCAACGAGGCTCCAGACTTAGACAAGAGATTGCTAGTGTTCCTAAGGGACGGGGGCAATTGCCCTTGCTTTCCGACATGGCTTATGCCACTCGTAGAGCGTTTCCTGTCACAACGACAGGGTTCGATCCTGAAGGATATCCGGCAACTACTTGTGTTCGGTTACAAAGCTGAGCACGAACCACGTGATGAGCAACTCAAGACCGCGCAAGCGGCTTTCGTTGATACCGATGAAGTGTGCGGGGTGTTTGATTCTAGCCTTACGGCAGATCATTTACGCCCTCTACTCCATCTGGCGACAGCGCTAATCGGTAGAGTAATCTATCGAATTAACTATGCTGAGATTCGGCCATCTCATGGTCCAGGTGCGGTTTTTCCGTCCTGTGATCCCTCTGAGAAGTCGAATTTTCAGACCATCTATCCGACGATCGATGAGCTCTATCCTTACTTTGACTTCTTCGGTGCGACTAGTAGCCGCATCTCAGAAGCCCTAGAACGGGATAAGGACCTCATCATTGGCGATAATATTATCGCCAAACTTGTTGCGGTACCAAAGGACTCCCGTGGGCCACGCTTAATTTGCGTTCACCCTAAGGAGGCTGTATGGATCCAACAAGGTCTTCGGAAGGAGCTTGAGCGTGCAATCACCCAGAGCCCTCTGACTCGAGGTTATATCAACTTCGATGATCAGATGGTCAACGGGATGCTTGCATTGACCTCCTCTGCCGATGGTCGCTATGCGACTATCGACCTAAAGGAGGCTAGTGACAGGATTTCACTTGGACTCTTCCGCACCCTCTTTGGAGGTGCTGCGAAATGGTTTGAGTGTTGTCGTGCCACGCACATCAGGCTGCTAGATGGTTCGCTTCACATGCTTCAGAAGTTTGCTCCGATGGGGAACGCAACTGTGTTTCCTACCGAGAGTCTTATCTTCTGGGCAGTGGCTCGTGCTGGTATTAGATGCTATACCGGGAGAACCCGGGATGACATCTATGTATTCGGAGACGACCTAATCGTCCCTTCTGAATACTATGGATACGTGATTAAGGCGCTCGTTCGGGTTGGGTTAGTACCCAATTTGAATAAGTGCTTTTATCGCGGACTCTTCCGAGAGTCTTGTGGCGTTGACGCCTTCAACGGTGTCAATGTTACGCCCCATAGGATAAAGAAGTGGCGCATGTCGTCCCTGTCCGACCTGGTCTCCATTTGTGCTCTTGCTAAAAACATGAGTATCGATGGTTACCTTGAAACCTCCGCCTATATGTACTCTTGTGTCCGACAGTGTATAGGTCATTTGCCTTTGTGCAATGACCCGTATGCTTCGGGCATCTATGAGTATGTAGAACGCGACATCGGCTTCATAATGCGCAATGAGCCAACACTACGTTGGAACAACTCACTGCACCGTTATGAAGTTCGCCTAACTCGGGCGGTATCCGTTAAAGAACGGACCCGTAAACATGATTGGTATCATGTACTGGATAGCCTCCTAAGGCGTAAGCCTAAAGGGGATCTTCCTAACCCGAGAGAGGTCGGATATGCGTTTCCACGCCGCAGTCGGCCAAGCCGTGGATGGACCCAGGTTCGATATTCTCCGATGAAGGCATCCCTGGTAAGGGGTGCCGAGGAGTTCGAGCCTTCGATAGAATCGTACTCGGAATAGCAATATTCCGAGGTGCGACCTATACCAACTGCAGTTGCCCTTGTCCTTTCCGGTTTACCCGGGATGGATTGGGCATCGGCGGTCTGATCAGGGTTATGCAC